TGGGAAGCCACCGAGGTTTCAAGTCTCAAGTCTCCGGTTTCCAGTTTCTCTCCCCCCTCCGCGCCCCCCGCGCCTCCGCGTGAGCCCTCCCCGTCTGCTTTTGACACCCCCTCAAGGCAATAGCATGCGTATATTCATAGACATCGATTCCCGGAAGATTCTTACCACCGCCACCCGCCCCGCGACCCGTCTGGAATTTAAGCGCCGGGACAACGACGCCTTCGAGGTGCAGTTCCTGCGCGCCGGGACCGTCCAGTCGCTGCCCGTCGGCACGATCGCCAGGGTAGGCGTCAAGGCCACGGAGGATTTCGCCGGGGAGTTTCTAGCCACGGACACGCTCTCAGTCACAGGCGCCGGCGCGGACACCGTTTACACCGGATCGTTCAACCTCAACACCACGGCACTCGAGGCACTATTCCCCACAGAACCCGCCAGCATCACTGCGATGCTCGAGGTGCAGTGGGTGAGCGGCTCTTCCGTCGGCTCCTCGCTGACGCTCCCGGTAACGATCTTCAACGATGTCATTCGCGGCGACGAAGGCGCGCCAGCCGACTTGCCGCTTTTCTATACCTCGAGCACACCCAATTTTCTCGCCACCCAGGCCGAAGCAGAAGCCGGTTCCGACAACACAAAATGGATGTCGCCCTTGCGCGTGGCTCAAGCCATCGAAGAGCTCGGCGGAGGCGGAGGAGGCGGAGGAGGCGTCTCGTCATGGAATGACCTGACCGACAAGCCCACTACATTCACGCCAGCGACTCACACCCACCCGCTTTCCGACCTCACACAATCCACCGCCACAAGCGGCCAAGTCGTCACCTGGGACGGCACCGCATGGGTGCCGCAGACGCCAAGCGGCATCACCAGCTACAACGACCTGACGGATGTACCCAGCACCTTCCCGCCAGAGGCCCACACCCACGCTATTTCGGACACTACTGGCTTGCAGACGGCGCTAGATGGCAAGCAGGCAGTAGGGAGTTACGCGGCTTCCACACACACCCACGCCGCCACCGACATCACCAGCGGCACACTCGCTCTCGCTCGCATCCCGACAGGCACAACATCGAGCACGGTGGCCCTTGGCAACCACACGCACGGGAACATCACCAACGCCGGAGCCATCGGCACGACTGCGACTTTGCCAATCATCACCGGAGCCAGTGGTGTCTTGCAGGCAGGCTCCTTCGGAACGACTGCAGGAACATTTGCGGCAGGCAACCACACGCACACAAACTACTTGCCCACCTCTGGCGACATCACCGCCATCGCCGTCGTCGCCACCATGCCTGCCTCTCCAGTCGCAACGACTCTCTACATCGTCACAGGATGAGCTTGAAACTTGTTGCAAAAGGGCCAATCAGCCCGGCAAGCGGGCCACAGCTCGGGTCTCCTACCAAAGTTTTAATGTCTGGAAACGGCCTCCGTGCTTTTTGGAGAGCTCAAACCGCTTTAACTTCCCCCACAGGAGTAAATGGAAACCAATTTGAGGGGTATATCGGCGCTGTAGATTGGGATGGGTCTCAATGGTTAACAGTATCAGGGCTAGGAGGTTGGAGCGGGGGCTCGGAAATCTACGATGAAGGAGATAACTTGGTTGAGATTTCCAAAGATGGCCAAAATGTTGCTTGGGACTTTACTTTTCACTCCCCAAATACCTTTAAGTATTTTGGAATCCAAATAAGTGGTCAAAACTCTGACTCGATCAATCCATTTGTGCCCGCAGATTTAAGCGCGCCAGCCAGTTTGTCGGGAACGGAAATCACGCGATATGCAAACCGTATTTCTTCTCCAGAATATATACCCAGGAGCATTCGATTTAGCGACGACGCGACGCTTCGTTTTGTTTATTTTCAAAGCTTCAATAACCTTATTGAGGCGACTGGGAGGCCGGGTTTGTTTTTCCAGTTTAATGGGACTTATGGGAATACTCTTAGGAATTTTGAGATTTCCGGCAATGGTTCCAGTGTTTTCGTTTTTATTGGCGGTTCTTTAAGAGAATTTAACTGGAATGGATCGAGTTGGCAGTTTGCAAACAACATATTAAACACAGGGACAGCCTTTTTTTCAAATTTTGACGGAACCATTTTAGCCGCTGAAACATCAGACGCTTCTGCTGTAAAAGTTTTTCAAAAAACTGGGGCAACATGGGCGCAACTGGGCGGGGATATGCCGCCCGGCTCTCCTCGGCTCAATAGTGCAGGCACACTGCTAAATGTTGGCGGGAAACTTTATCTCTGGACCGGCACAACTTGGCAGTACCAATGGGATACCATTGGAGCGATATCAGACGATGGGACGGTTGCCGCTGGCAGCGCAGGAGCGGGGTCTGTTCGCCGTTACGAAATTAAAGATGTAGCGCCAATCTACAAGGGCAGCACCCTCGCCGCCGAAATTTATGCAGGGTCAACGCCCTCAACTGCTGTCTACTACGGCGCGCAAAAGCTCTGGCCTAGTGTATAGACCCCTCCGCGCCCCCCGCGCCTCCGCGTGAGTCCTCCGCTCCGCTCCGCTCCTGACCTAGTTCCGCGCCCCCCGCGCATTTGACACCCGCCGCCTCCTCGAGCGGCATGAAACTATTCATTGATTTAACTTCCCGGAGATTCGTCAAGTCGGCGGCATCCTCCGCCGCCCTCGCCTCGCTCACGCTTAAACGCCGCGACCTTCTCCCCATCGAGATCCAGTTTGTGCTTCGCGGGGCCGCTGTGCCAACCCCCTCCGGCACGACCTTCACGACCGCGCTAAAAGCCAGCTACGCCGACGCCAATTTCCTCGCCCTCGCCGCCGCCGGCGTGCTCGATCTCAACACCGTCCCGCTCGAGGCCGCCTTCGCATCCGCGCCCGCCGTAGTCACCGCGCTCCTTGAGGTCAAGTGGACATCCACCGGCGAAGCCACCCGCACCGCCACTCTCCCCGTGGAGATCCAGAACTCCGTCATCATCGGCACCGAGGCCACGCCCATCTCCATGCCCGACGGCAAAGCCACCCAACTGCAAGCCGAAGCAGGCACCGACAACTCCGCATGGATGACCCCGCTGCGCACCGCGCAGGCCATAGCACTTCTTGCCCCTCCTCCCACATGGGCCAGCGTCACCGGCAAGCCCGCCACATTCGCCCCATCCGCCCACACGCACACCTCTGCCGACATCACCGACTTTGCCAGCGCCGTCGTTGCCGTCTCCCCGCCCGTCGATTGGTCAAGCCTTACCGGCAAGCCAGCCACATTTGCGCCGTCCGCGCACACGCACCTCAAAGGCGAGATCACCGGCCTAAATGCCGACCTCGCCGCCCTCACTGCCTCAGATACTAGCCTCGGCCAGAGAATCGACTACCTCGCCGCGAATCTCGATCCCGCCGCGCTCGACTCCATCGCCGAAGCCGCCGCCAGCATCGGATCGCTCCAGACGCAGATCGCCGGTAAAGCCACCGCCGCGCAGGGAGCCAAGGCCGACACCGCCCTCCAGCCCCAGGCAGTCAACTATCTCGGCAGTTATAACAACGGCCTCGACTACACCTACAATGACGTCGTCACCTACACCGACGGCCTCCTCTACAAAAGAGTTTCAAACCCGAACAATCCAGGCTACCCACCCGGCCATTCTAGCTGGGCGCTATTTACTGCCTCGACCGGGTCGCCCGCCTACGATCTCTGGGTATCCGCCGAGCTGGCCAACAAAGCCGACGCCGTCCACACGCACCCCGCCACGGACATCACCGGCCTATCCGCTTTCATCGTCGCATCGGCCCCCGGCCTCAGCATCAACACCACCGTCCGCACCGGCGACGGCAGCGCGACCACATTCCTTATCGACGGTCTTGCAGGCAACGACCCCGAGCATGTCCTCGTCGCCCTCAATGGCGTCACCCAGACCCCCGTCACCGACTACACGGTCAGCGAAGCCAGCGGCACGATCACCTTCGACGCCGCTCCCGCAGTCGGCACCCAGATCGCCGCCACCGCCCTCGGCCTCCGCAGCGTCCAGCCGCCCATCGATCCGACCCTTTACCTTTTCGCCTTTGCAACCAGCACGGACGGCCTAACGACCTACAGCGGGCGCTTGCTCAATGCCAACCGCCCCGCTTTACCAGCCCTGCCAGAGACCGCCACAGCGTGGACCGTCCGCCGCTCCACGACCGACGCCGCCGGGCGCGTCCTCGCCACCTCATCCGCCACCGGATCGTGGCTCAACCGGGAGACTCTCGTTTTCGCATGACAACAATCACCGAGAGCAACCTCAGCCAACAACTCGATCTCTCGAGCTTCGACCTCACGCTGCCAGGCATCGTCGTCGAATATCCCACCCGCTCAAATTTCCCGAGCGTCGGAAAATCTGACCGCCTGTATATGGCGATGGACGAGGGAATGCCCTACCGCTGGTCGCCCACCGCAAGCAGCTACGCCCTCATGATCCCGATCATCGACTGCGGCAGTTTTTGACAATCTCCCCACCACGAACACCCAACCAAAACCAACAACACCCTAATTAGCCATGCCTAATCCTATCATCAAAATCAAACGCGGCTCCGGCAGTCCGGTCTCGCTTCAAGTCGGGGAAGTAGCCTTCGATTCTACGAACAAGAGTTTTTTCGTCGGAACAGCCGAAGGCGTTTTGCCAATCGGTGGCGAGCACATCTTCGCAAAGAAGACCTTCGTCAATGCCGCCGTAGCAGCAGAAGAAGCGCTTCGCAGCTCAGGCGACTCGACACTCACCTCCTCGCTGAATTCGGAAATTTCACGGGCACAAAGTGCTGAAGGCGTCATCGCCGCGAACCTCGCAACTGAGATCAGCGACCGCGCCGCCGCGATCAGCTCAGAAGCCTCCGCTCGCTCCAGCGCCGACACAACCCTCGACGGCAAGATCAGCACGGAAAAAGGCCGTATCGACGCGATCCTCAGCGCAGCAGGCGCAAACAGCGACACATTCGCCGAGATCGTCACCCTCATCAACTCGGTTGATGCCACGAACGACACCGCGTTCGCTGGTTACGTCACCAGCAACAACGCAGCTCTCGCTTCGGAAGTCACGAACCGCACCAGCGCCGACACAGCCCTCGGTGGCCGCATCGACACCGTGGAGTCCGCCGCGACAGCACTCGCTACCCGCGTCACCGCAGCCGAGGCAGACATCAACACCGAAGAGTCCGCCCGCGCAGCCGCCGACACGACTCTTCAGTCGAACATCACATCCGAGGCCAGCTCGAGAGCCAGCGCAGACACGACACTTCAGTCGAACATCACAAGCGAAGCCAGCACGAGAGCGAGCGCTGACACCAGCCTGCAAACGAACATCACAAGTGAGGCAACAGCCCGCGCAAGTGCAGACGACGCACTCGACGCACGCATCGACGCCCTCGAGGCCAGCATCGACGGCGGCACCTACTAACACAACCAACCAACCCCGGCGGGGCGCTCCATAGCGCCTCGCCACGCGGGGGTCTCCGCCGCGAAATAAACAAGCCACATGGCCACACAAATCATACCCAAAAAATCCTCAATCGCCGGTCGTATACCGACCAGCGACCAACTCGGCGTCGGAGAGATCCTCCAAAATCTCGCCGACCATTGCCTGTACAGCAAAGACGCAACCGGCAATGTCTTCCGCATCGGCACTCGTCCGGTGCCCGATAAAGTCGAAGTCTTCGACATCATCGGCTCAAACCTTTTCTACGGCAAACTCGCCTACGCCGACTTCCCGAACAGCGGGTCCATATACGACTCCCAACTCTGGGACATCGCCCGCACCACCACAGACGCCAACGGCAATGTCACAGCCGAAGCATCGGCACTCGGAGCCTGGAATAACCGCAGTTCACTCCAATTTTCTTAAACCAAAAAATCCAACACCATGAACGCTACCAACCCCATCCAAATCGACGGCAAGTCCTACCCGCTCTATTCGCTCAATTTAATCGTCAGCGGCTCTTATGACGCCGAGGGCCAGCCAGACGCCTCTGTCGTCTGCAACCTGGTTCCAACCCGAATCGACGGCGACATGGTGGAAACCGCCGCGCAGCACACCCTCAACATCCGCCTCGGCAAACTTGATCAAGCCGACGAGCCAACCTTGATTGCGGTAAACGCAATTCAATCCGCCCTCCAACAATTCATCAACTCAAAAGAAATATAATATGGCAAATGTAAGAGCTTTTCGATCTGGCAACTGGTCAGACACT